GGGCATAACCAGCGCTTTATGCAGCCGGGCCCGGGACTGATCGGGCATGTCATGCGGGTCAACCAGTTCCAGCGCCTGCGTCAGCAGTGCCGCGCTAAAAGTCTGTTTTGCGGTGTATGCTCGCATCGCCGGTCAGCAAACTCTTCTGCAATCGCCGTTGCCGTGGTGCGGTTGTAGCGTGTCGGCAGTACCCAGCCATGTTTCAGCGCATGATGGCCAATCGTCAGGGCACCGTGGTAATCACCGGCATCGATACGCCAGATCATCACGTTCATGACAACGTCATCCTGTCGTGAACCATCACCGGCGAGGATCCCGGCAACCCATGGCTCATACTTCGGCAGCATGTCGCGTTTCAGCGCGGCTTTCTTTTCAGTGGACTGTGTACCTTTCAGGCGCGCCATATCTTCGGAGAGATAAAGCAGCATATGGTTGTAACCGCTGAGAGCCTGCCGAGGACCGCCCTCGCGGGCGGTCAGTTCGGCTTCAGCCCGCAGGCGGTGTGCGCGTGCGGGAGAGGTCATTATGGATTACTCCCTGTACCGGCTGGGGTCCAGTCAGCTTTAACCTTGATGTTTTCAACCAGCGCAAGACCGCGATAATCCTCAATGACGTAGGCTTCATTGACAGATTCGAAGTTCTCGATGCGGTCACGTTTCGGGTTGTCGATCACAGCACGGCGGCGGTGTCTTCCTGCCAGTAAATGGACAGGTTATCCAGACGGGTGATCAGTAGCGTTTCGGTCGGGAAGAACGGCGCGCGGATCACCGGCAAACACCCATATGCGTTTCTGGCTGATAATCAGGTCAGCAGCCAGCGCTTCGTGTTTTCCTGCTGCTTGTTGACGATAGGGAAGTATTTGTCAGCCAGCATGTCAGCCACAAATCACCACAGGACCGTCATCGTCTGGTAGACCTCATCAACCAGGTTGTTAACGGCATCCATCACCAGGCGTCCAGGTTCTCGTAATCACCTTTCTTACCGACGTGGATCTCGTTGCGCTTGGTGCCGCCGGACGGAGTGATTGCTGTCCATAACGTGCGCCACGCATTGGTACGGATGTTTTCAGCCATCCGGTGTTCACGTCCTGGAGCTTCGGATTGGAGCTGCGTTTGATGACGCCGCACGGCTGGTACCGTTAAAGCCGATCATGAGCGGTCCCAGCGCCTGGCGCTTCACGATGGCATCGCGGATGCGGTCTGGAAGTCTGGAATTTCGCCACATGTCGATTTTTGCGTAAGTCAGCGCAGTGTCGAAGTTGGTCTGGGTGCACTTGTATGGAACACCGCTCAGAATCGTCGGGTCGGTTGGCTCGCGGTCTTTGCTGGTAGTGTCAGTGGTACGGCGATAGTGTACCCACACAAGACCCAGGGGCTGGCCAGTTTGCTCAGACACAGGCACCACGTTGACCAGAGTCAGGAAAGTTGCAGATTGCTGAATCAACGTTTCCAGGCTCTGCGCTACTGACGGGTAACAGAGAATTTTTTACCGATGTCGTCCACAGAGACATCATTCAGTTCTGCAGACGCGTCAGTAGGCATTGTATTTAAGGCGAGTTTCTTTTTTCATGGTTTGCTCCATCAGCAGTTGGTCAGTTCGCCGGAGGTCTGGCTGCACCCGTAGATAACGGGCGACGGTCCTGGCGGCCATCTTCACGGATAATTTTCCTGCAACCCGGAAAGCTCTTCCTGCGTTGCAGTGAACTGCTCTTCGAGTGCTTGAGGCTGGCTGCATAGGTGGCCATCTGGTTTTCATGGTCATCACGCGGCGGAAGGTGTGTGTGCTCTTCTGCCACAGCTTCACAGCACTGTGAACATCAGAGAAACGGGCATCGTCGCTGGTTTGCTTGCGTGACAGCAGCTCCTTAACGCGACTGAACAGGCTTGGTTTTTCCGAACATCTTCAATTCGATGACGGTTTCTTCTGCAGCAGTGAAGAGGTTGTCTTGTCCTGCTTGCGGCGGGCCAGCGGGTTAGCGGAAGCATTCGCGCTGAACTGCAGCATTTCAGTACCGAGCTCGCTGGTCATCCGTTACCCAGGCCAACCAGGTAGGCTTTGCCGGTGTCGAGAACTTGGTATTCACTTCCATGGAGGTGAACGCTTTGCAGCTACGGTGTGTTGACAGATCGTCAGTTGGGTCATCCAGGCGTACAGCGCCATTTTCCCGGCCAGCGCTTCCGGTGCCGTGAGCACTTCGGTTTCCAGCGGTCACGTACCGAAACGGCGGAACATCTGTCAGGTGAAGCCCTTGATGTGCTCCATGTTAATCAGCGCGGTGTACACCGCGGATCGTAACTGGCGGCCATTTCCTCCAGCCACGAACGCTCAATAGTGCGCCTCAGTGGTGCACTTCCACCCCGATACGGAAACGCTTCGATTTTTTTCCATCTGCCAGGCTCCGGTAGTTTGTTCAATACATCTCAGAGCCTTTATGTTTGCTGGTTGTACGACTGAAACAACGAAGGGCAATTGTCCTGCCTACAGTACAACGACCGCAGCGAAAGGCTGGTTCCAACCGCTTACCGTTGTGCCATGAACACGACACCGCTAAACCCAGACCTGGATCCCGCAGCAGGCAATGTTCCTGTACTTTCAGGGTTACGAATCGCCCGCATTGCTGAAATGCTGGAGAGAAACCTGCAACCGTTCACAGCTGGAAGAAACGCGACGATGGAGTAAATACGGGCCGCTGGATCAGATGCAGCTCACCACCGCGGCGCGCTACTGCCAGCTGATAATGAAGCCCCGGAAGGAGGCGATTGATTTTAAGAGATCGACCTGCTGGCGCGTCAGTCCGAACGTCATGCACGAATCGGAAATATAACGTGGCGGCAATGAGGCTGATCTCAATCCGAATGTGGCCAACCGAATAAAGGCCCGCGTCGCCAGCCAGAAAAGAATGTCTTTACCGACGAGCAGATCGAAAAGCTGGAAGATATTTTCCGCGAAAGCATGTTTGGCTATCAGCGAACTGGTGGAAGCGGCAACAAACACCGTATCCGCAATATTCTGAAATCTCGCCAGATCGGGCAACGTTCTACTTTGCCGGAAGCGCTGATTGATGCCATCACCACCGGCCGCAACCAAATTTTCCTCTCTGCTTCAAAAGCGCAGCCACGTTTTCAAGCAGTACATCGTCGATTTTGCCAAAGAGGTTGATGTCGAACTGAAAGGCGACCCAATGACGCTCGGCAACGGGGCATGTCTGTACTTCCTTGGCACCAACGCCCGGACCGCGCAGAGCTATCACGGCAATCTGTATCTCGACGAATACTTCTGGATCCCCAAGTCCAGGAGCTGCGTAAAGTTGCATCCGGTATGCGCTGCACAAGAAATGGCGGCAGACTATTCTCTACACCGCCAGCCTGACCCACAGCGCCTACCGTTCTGGTCAGGTGCGCTCTATAACAAAGGCCGCGCCAAGGCTGACCGCATAACCTGGACCTGATCATAAGCATCTTGCACCCGGCATTCTCTGCCCGACGGACAGTACCGGCAGATCATTACCGAGAGATGCGGTAAAGGGGGCTGTAACCTGTTCGACCTGGACAGCTGCGCCTGGAGTACAGCCAGGACGAATACCAGAACCTGCTGATGTGCGAGTTTGTGGACGACCTGGCCAGCGTATTCCCTCTATCCATGCTGCAGGGCTGCATGGTTGATACTGGGAAGTCTGGAACGATTTCGAACCGCTGATGCAACGGCCATTCGGCTGGCGTCCAGTATGATCGGTTAATGACCGGCGAAGGGAACGCAGAACGGGACAGCGCCGGGTGCGTGGTGATCTCACCGCCGGACGTTCCGGGCGGCAAGTTCCGCTACCTGAGAAACATCAGTGGCGCGGCATGGATTTCCGCGCGCAGGCGGCGGCCATTGAGAACCTGACAAGACAATACAACGTGACCTATATCGGTATCGATTCAACTGGTGTTGCCACGGCGTTTACGAGGGTGTGAAAGCGTTTTTCCCGGCGGTCCGGGAGTTCGTCTACAACCCGAACGTGAAAAACGCCCTGGTGCTGAAAGCCTACGACATCATCAGCCATCACCGGCTGGAATTCGACGCTGGCCACACCGACATTGCCCAAAGCTTTATGGCCATTCGGCGTTCAACCACTGCCAGCGGCAACCGTCCAACTTATGAAGCCAGCCGCAGCGAAGAAGCCAGCCATGCGGATCTCGCCTGGGCAACCATGCACGCCTTATTCAACGAACCGCTGGAAGGTATTACGACCGGCAACACCAATATTGTGGAGATTTACTGATGGGGAAACGCAAGAATCGCCAGCCCTCGCAAACCATGACCAGCGAGTACAACGCGCCAAGAGCAGAAGCGTTTTCCTTTGGCGACCCGGTTCCGGTGCTGGACCGCCGCGAATTGTTGGACTATCTGGAATGCGTACGCATGGAGAACTGGTACGAGCCGCCGATCAGCTTTGACGGGCTGGCGCGTACGTTCCGGCCGCCGTGCATCACAGCAGCGCGATTTATGTAAAACGAAACATTCTGGCCAGCACCTTCATTCCCATCGCCTGCTCAGCCAGCAGGCGTTTCCCGTTTCGCCCAGGACTTCCTTATCTTTGGCAACGCCTACCTTGAGAAGCGTATTAACAGGCTCGGCCAGGTGCTTGAACTTCGCCCGTCTCTGGCCAAGTATACCCGCCGTGGCGTGGACCCGGACACTTACTGGTTCGTACAGTATGGAATGACCAGCCAGCCTTACGAGTTCACGCCAGGGCATCTTTCCATCTGCTTGAGCCTGATTTGAACCAGGAAATCTACGGCATGCCGGAGTACATTTCCGCGATACCGTCTGCCCTGCTTAACGAATCTGCGACGCTGTTCCGCCGGAAATATTATCTGAACGGCAGTCATGCCGGCTTCATCATGTACATGAGCGACCCGGCGCAGAACCAGAGTGATGTCGATAACCTTCGTAAAGCGTTGCGCGAGTCGAAAGGGCCGGGCAACTTCCGTAACCTGTTTATGTACAGCCCGAACGGCAAGAAGGATGGCATTCAGATATTCCCGCTCTCTGAGGTGGCAGCTAAAGATGAGTTCCTGAACATCAAGAACGTGAGCCGCGATGACATGCTGGCAGCCCACCGCGTTCCGCCGCAGATGATGGGCATCATTCCCAGCAACGTTGGCGGGTTCGGTGATGTTGAAAAAGCGGCCAGGGTGTTCGTCCGGAACGAGCTACAACCGCTGCAGGGCCGGGTGCGGAAGTAAACGACTGGCTGGGTGAAGAGGTGATCGCCTTTAAGGACTACGAACTGGGCGAGCCAGAGGCTTAAGCCCCACCAACTACCATCTCCAACCGCCGATCCCGGCGGTTTTTTTTCGCCCCTGTAGTGCTGACCATCCACCAAAGCCCCTGTAAAGCTCTCTGCCACGCCGTTCTGTTTTGACCCGCTACGCTTTGCCATCGATCCTTGCGCGCTGACAGCGCCCCAGAGCGGCGCGATTTGCCCCATCCCGAACCTGCCGCCCCCTCAAAAATTGCGCGATCGGCACCATTTCACCCAAAGCGCGCGCTCGTAGCCCCGCCACGCCTGCCCGCTTCGTGTAATAGTTTTCATGCACTGCAACAAATACGAAAAAGCCCGCCATTTCTGGCGGGCCCGAGGCCAAACGATCCTTTTGCGATCATGCGATCTCATGCAGCATAGACATGCACTACCCTCACAGCGTCATGTCAGCTCAAAATCATCGTCAAAATCCATGAAATTTTCCGCTACCTTTCCATAGCGAACGATGTAAACAATCCCATCATGAAGCGAAACAGGGTGGTCCAGTTCCAACATAAACAGGCCATCAAATGTTTTGCCCAGCCAGAAGCCGCCGCCGTACTCCTTCAGCCGTTGAAACAGGACCCAGCCGCCAGGAACGTAATTCTGCAGATGCTCATCCGGTAAACGATCTGATAGTTACTGTCTTTTCCACCACGGTTAAAGTCCTCGCTTCTGTCGTTGTTTAAACACCTGGCGGTTAGTGATTAAGGCCGCTGTCAGAACCCGGTGGCGGAAGGTCGGTGTGGTTACGCTCATTTCCTGACAAAGTAGCCTGCTGGAAATAATCGATGGTGAGACCGCTGATTATCTCCATGGCCAGTTCCTGCTCTCCTGGCTTGCTGTTTATCAGCAATGCACTATCCACGACAAACATGATGCGTTCCAGATACCGTTGCGCATGATCACCTTCAGACACGTAACCCCCTTTCTTTACCTTGCTTTGCTATCAACAAATTCAGTCAACCGGCAGATGAATGACCCTATTTGGAGCTAATTTATCAAAGCGCTCGTAAAAGCTAATAGGTTTGCCGGAAGAAAGTCAGAACATTATACAGGCATTTCTGAAACCATACTGCATTATACTGTATAAATAAACAGTATTATTCGTTCGAAACAAGTATGCACAAAAAAGACGGGTAAGCGCAAGGTCATTCATCTTACTGATTTAAATAAATTTTAATGTCACTTATGCGCAAAAATTGACTGTTATTTTTAACATTGAAACGGTTTTTTAAAAGCTGATGTTAACCTCTTGATTAAACTTTCATCCTTTCAGGAATATCGCAGTTAATGACGCATTTTGTCAGTGCAATATGCTTTCAAGCGGCGCAATACAGGGTTGCAAGTTGGAATAATGTTGTGTATCTGTGCTCATGAATTAATCACTTTCATAGATCGAATATATGAAATTGATCGTTAAAAACGATCATGCGTGAAATAAAAAAGCCTCCGGAGAGGCTTGGTTAATCTTTTACGCCGTGACATGTCACATCGTTAGCTTTAGCTCATGCCACCCGAGGGTGTTCCAGCACCGAGAATCACCTGAGCATGGACAGGACTGCACTGGCAGTTTTTCACCGCACTTTCCACATTGCCTAGTGCTGATAGACTTGATGCGTCCTTTCAGTCGGGCGGTGTCCTGGCGGATCAGCATGGCAATGTACTCGCCCATTTCGTATGGAGCGCGACCCGGACGCCGGGCGGTGCAGTTCTGCTCCAGCATTTCCATTCCTGCGCGTCGAGCTGCAATTCCATTTTCCTAACACCGCCGGCTGCCTGGCGTGCACGCTGTGCTGCTTTGCGTTCTGCTGCTGACTTAGCCATCACTTCACATCCTGCTGCGGTGCTGCTGCGATATGCAATCTTGGCTCCCCGTCTTTCGGCTCCGGCCACTGACGAGCCTTGTTTATCTCCAGCTTTTCAATCATCGCCAAGGTAATCTGCTCATCAGTGATACCTGCGCGGCGCTGAGCATCCCATAACAGAAATTGCATGTCAGCCCACTCACTGAGATCCCCGGTTCTGCCGCGGCCTCCAGAGCCTCTTTCGACAGATGCTTAAGAGGACCAACAGGGCCAACGTTTCCAAATGTGGATTGTGACCACTCAGCATGCTTTCGGCGCACATCCTCACGCTGTTCAGCTTTATCCGGAAGTATGGCGGCGCGAACGGTGCGAGCAATACGCTCACGCAGCTGCTGAGAGCCATGATACTCGACGGCGACATCGCGCAACTCGTTTACCAGGTTACGAATTTGATGGTCTTTCATTGCTACTGGAGCAGACGGCGGTAACTGTGGTTCTGCGTAAAGCGGGCCTGGCTCGACGTCATGGCGGCGCCAGCGGATATCGCAGGTTCTTTCTTCTGTTGGTGATGACCAGGCGACAACATCAGCAACCGGCTCCTGTTCAAGGCCAGTTAGCAGGTGGCGAGCCATTCCCCGTGCTTCGACGTCGTTACATCTGGCACCGCGAAATGCGATTTCTTCCAGCCATTTTTTGTTGAAATTGGTAGTCATGCCGCACTCTCCTGTAATTCTAAAATAATTTTCAGACCTATTTTTTGGCAAGAGCATGCTCTGCTACCGCTCCCTCTGATTTTTCCCAACCCGGTAACATGTAAATGGCATCTGAGCAGCGGATCATGGCGCAGCAAATATCCATGTATTCACGTTGCTCAAGCCCATCAGGAAGCACCGCCGGATTCAGCACGGTATGGCCTGAAACACCTAAGTGATACGCCGCCTCGTGGAACGCCAGCCGGTTAAAATCCGTATACCCCGTCATAGGTCCAGCTACGTAAACCTTCATTGGCCAGCCTCCTGTACGCGCCGTTCTTGCAGTTCGACTACCGCAGCATGAAGATTTCTCCACCACACCTCATCAACTGCTGGGCTGTAGCGGGACAACATTTTTTCTGCGGACTGGCGCAGCGTTTCCAGCTCCGCATCTGTTATTTTTTCTGCTTCCACTTTATTTCTCCTTATACCGATATGAGACGCCCAGCCGTTCCAGCCAGGTGTTGATGGTTGTCATGTTGGACTGAGGGGCCTTGCCCCGGATTCGATAGAGAGTGCCGTCCCGGGTGGATTCGTAGAGCACGCCATCCAGCGCGATTTTTTGGCCGGAGAGAAGCAGGCCGATCTCGGTTTCACCGATATCCCAGCCTATCGACTGTGCGAAATCGCGGATTTTTTCTGCTGGCTCGCCTGCCACGAAGCGGCGTTCTTGCCTGGTGGCGCTGTTGCGCTTCTTCCGTTTGGCATCAGCCGCTTCCTCAGATAAACGGCGCGCGATCTCTTTCTTCTCTTTACGGCTCAGAGAGCTGAGATCACGCCCTTCAAGACTGAGTTCTGTCGTTTTTTCCACCGCCCGCGGCTCCCGCGTACAGTTATTGACAGAACTCCGAGGGCGGCTGCGCCGCCTGAAAAATCAACTTCAAAACCAGATGCGTCATCGCTCTGGCGTTTCGGGACGATTTTGTATTTCGTCGTGCGGGTGTGGATCTGCGAATCAGTGCCCACAACAGGAGAGTAAAGACCGGAGATTTTCGAAACGTCATCACCGTAGATGTTGCCGTTTTCCGTGACCTCGTAGCACAGGCGCACGCGGAGATCATCGCGGGAAACCAGCGGGCCGCCCTGGGCGTTAACGTACTGATCCCAGGCGCTGCCGTCGGCTGCCTGCCGCACCGGTTCTATTTCTGGATGCAATACCAACTCACGATCACCCAGGCGACGGAGTTCACGCCAAACCGTAACCGGCGCGCCGCCAATCTGCTGGAACTGACGGATAGCCCAACGAGACGACCAGGCGCTGACGCGGCGGGCCATCTCTTTCAGTGGCTTGCCTGTTTCGTCATCCAGTTCATCATCGAGCTGATAACCGTCGATATTTTTCGAGATGTATTTGGCGATATAGCCAGTGGCGCTGCCTTTTTCTTTGTCGATAGGCTTCATTTCGAAGCGGTTTTCAGCCGCCCCGGTTCATGGCCATCCTCCTGCATTGCGTAACTGCGGAAAATCTCAGTAGCCTGCTGGATGTTCTCAGGCAGCATGAACAGCAGCAGGTGCCAGTGCGGGGTTTCATCGTGATGAGGCTCGGCAACGCGGAAGCCAAAGACGCGGATCCCTTTACGTAGCCATGCAGCGCGAGTTCGCGACCAGACTTTGCACAGGTATTTTTGGGTTTCGCGTGGCGATGCCCCGTTGTACTTGTTGTTGCGGCGCCCGTCATATTGCATTGAGTGATATTTAGATGGTGCGGTCAGAGTGAAAAAGGCACCTGCGAGGCCACGCTCATTGGCGATATCTTCAAAGCCGCGCATTCTGGCCATTAGTTCGCGGCGGCGGTTCGCCGGGTTAGCAACGCTGGCGGCTACTTTGTCGATCAGTGAAACGCGCTCACCGGTATCTTCATCTTCCAGCTCCATGGCTTTCAGAAACTCGCGGTTTGCTTTTTTCTGCGCGGTCCACTCTTGCAGGCATGGATCGCTGCAGTATGCAGATGTCTTTTTATGGACGTAGCCTGCCGCAATCATCAGGTGCTCGCGCCAGCGCGCGTTTATACGCCGCAGCCGGTTGAGCCACCACTGAGGGGACTGCATGCGGGCAACGGCACATAAAGCCTCTTCACCCTCCAGTTCTTCTTTGCAATAAGCCGTCCAGCATGGAACCGGCACATTCAAATGTGAGACGAGGAATCCCATACGCCCATAACCAGACAGCGTGGAAAAATAGGGATCAGCAGTACGGGCCAACTGAAACTCAAACTCGCGGTTAAACTCGCTGCCCAGGATGTCAGCAAGGTTATGCGCCAGTCGTTTCATCTCTTTTTTTCCAGCCCCGATCAGGCGGTAGAAATCACTATGCAATGGGAGCAGAGCTGCGGGTAATGAGCCCTGCGGCAAATATTGCTCATTCACCTGGTCGATACGGCTCAGAACGAAGCGTTCAAAGGTATTGAGCAACCAGGCATCAGCTGCTTTTTTACCTTTGCGGTCTATGCGCTCTAGCTTTTGGGTGAAGTTACGACGAACGAAGTGGGGGAGGGACGCCAGGCGGCGGCGGACCGCCCGGCTACGGTCTGGTTTCTCTTCTGTTTCTGCCAGTTCAGCAATCGTCAGGAGTTTGCGATTGCCTTCTGGGGTGAGGTACATGATCCCGCGCACAGTGTCGTCAGCCTGATAAGCTCCTACAGCGGCGCGGGGTTTGTTCCATTCATGCTCCCACATATCTTCATCATGCTGAGCACTATCTGCACAATGTACGAGCGATGTGGCGGAAACAGTTTCTTTCAGACGCTCAGGCATTTATAACATCCCTTTCTAAACTGAATAGACACCGTGGCGGTATCGAAATGGAACATAAATATTTCAAGTCAAAGGAAGGCTTAGCCCTCCCGTCATACGATGCAGCAATCACTGCTTGGCTCGAATCTCAACCTCAATTTCCTCCCTCTGTGCCGTATAAAATTCTTATCTGTAACGAAAATGTTTTTTACAGGGCGATCACTTGCTACGGTCTCGGGGAATACGCTCGAGCGTGTGAATTTCTCCGGTCTCTGGATCTAATAGATGCATCGGAATATGAAATGGGTTTGAAGGACTATGACTCGGTGTTTCTGAGCCAGGCGTATATAAACAAGGCGATGTCTGGCCGTTGAACGAAATGGGCAATTGCTGCTTCGTAGTCATCAGATCTGCCTCATTGCGGTAGATGGGTAGGAAATTACTGAACGAACAGGGCGCTCAAAGCTCGCCGGCGAAGCTACAGCGATAATTTCCACTGCCGCTTTTCCTTCACCAGAAGCAACACCAATGCTGCGTTTGGCAGTGAGGGTATGGATTTTGAAATCGCGATAGAGGGAACGGGTCAGAGCTGTATCGCTGTTGGAAACGACGACTGTATGACCCTGAGCAGCCATGCGCTCCAGTAGGCTGGCCAGAAGATACTGCTCATCCTCGGTAAACCCGGCGGTGTGGTATTTGGCAAAGGTGCCGTCATAAGGCGGATCGCAATAAATCACGTCACCGGTCTGAACCATTTCCAGCGTTTCCTCAAAGCTGGCGCAGATGAACGTTGCGCGTTTCGCTTTATCTGCAAAGGCGCGGATCTCGCTTTCCGGGAAGTACGGCTCTTTGTAGTTACCGAAAGGCACATTGAAAATGCCCTGCAGGTTGTAGCGGCACAGGCCACGGTAGCAGTGGCGGTTCAGATACAGGAAATAAACGGCGCGGCGCAGCCGGTTGAGCTCCTGGTCATGGTTGAAGACTTCACGGACGCGGTAGTAACTTTCAGCCAGGCTCATGCTCTCGAAAACAGCACGGGCAAGGGCGATAAAGTTCTCGCAGTCTTCGGCTATGACGCGGTAGAGATTAATCAGATCCGGATTGATATCTGCGACCAGATAGGCCGGGTAATCGGTGGACATCATCACCGCGCAGGAACCCGCGAACGGTTCAACCAGACGCGGGCCAGCAGGGAGGCGCTTAATCAGTTCGGGCATAATGGCTGTTTTGTTGCCTGCCCATTTCAGCATTGTGCTCACACTGCACCTCCGTTGTAATGTCTGCCTTTCAGCTCGTCGATTTCTTTACAGGTGACGCACAGATCGCAGCCGGGAACGGCAATGCGGCGCGCTTCCGGGATGGCTACGCCGCAGCTTTCACAGCGGAATGAAGAAACCGCAGCGCTACGGCTGCGGGCGTTGTTGATATTGCGCTGCAGAGTTTCCTCAACGCGCTGCTGCACGAGATCCATTGAATCGGCCATTAGTGCCAGTCTCCGCGTGATTCAGCTTCATAACGGTCAGCCTCACGGCGAAGAAGTTCGGCGGCCTCAGCCCCGGTCATATCGTTCTGCGTGATGTGCATGGCCAGCGCTTCCATACGGACAGATACCGAAATGGCGCAGTTCTTGCGCTCATCCAGACGTGTCTCTGTAAACAGCAACGAGAGGCCGGCATCATCCGGGCCTGTTTTGGTGGTGTGGGTTTCAATATTTCGCATTTCACTTCTCCTGAATTCGGGCAAAACGAAGCCCGGCGGGTTTACGCCATTTAATGGGTTTGGTTAATTAGCTGTAGCCGAGAACGCGGGGTGGTTTGTTTTTCAGCTGTTCAATCATTTCAGCCTGTAAGCGCTGGCGAAACTCAACACAGCACTCCCAGTTAGGATCCACGCGGAAAATCTCACCGCCGTGGGTTTTGATTTCGAAGCCATCTTCCATATTCGGAATAACGACCCCGATGATAATTCTCAGATCATCGCGCGACATGTTTCACTCCTTTCAAAATAAAACGAGCAATACGAATGATTAAACAAGCTGGCTGCTTGGCCTTTTTGCTGGTCAGCCCATTTAATAATTCGGACTGATCGCGGCTTGGGTGCCAGCGCTTATCTGCGGTGCTAATCCAGCCGTGGCCGTAGTGCATGCGTGGGCTTTCTTTTACCAGCAGCGATGCGAAAGAAGGTGCGTTATCCATGCTCACCTCAAATCAAGCCAAACGATGCGCCGAGGCCAGTCACGGTATCGACCGCGCTTGTCATGGCCGGGTGCGCGTGTAAACGCGCATGCAGAGAAACGGCGGTCAGTGCGAGAAAGCGGGTGGCTGAGTTGATGCTCTCTACAGCCTGGCGGCGGCCTGATGCGGTTCCGGTTTCCCCGCTGATGGCTGCCCTGGCGACACTCCCCAGTTCCGCCGTCGCATTCATGACGTAGTGTGGCATTTTCTCTTTGGCTACTTCGTTCACCGGCACACATGGCAGGCATTGGAGCTGCGCCAGAAAACCATCGACCAAAGTCGGGTCTTCGCTGATGTCGGTCAGTGTCAGGATATCCAGCCAGGTCAGCTGATGAGGCTGGGCCGGGTTCAGCTTGTTACGCAGCATCTGCACATTCATATCCATCTGAGCTGCCAGCTGCGACATGTTGTGTTTTCCGGCGAACGCGCGGCAGGCCTCTTCGAAGTGCGGATGTTTGGAAACTTGATAATCAAACATTGTCTGCTCCCTGTTAACTTACATAATTAAGTTGGTTATGCAGCAACGTACTTGCAGTTAATGCCTTGCTGGAGCAGACGGGCGCGAAAAGCGACCATGTTGATACGGGCCGCTCCGCCTTGTTTTCTGCGGGGAACGAGAAGCAAATCACCGTCTTTGACCATGGATTTCACGCAACTAACGCTGTATCCGTACTGAGCAGCAAACTCTTCATAGCTCATTACGTCGGGGCCTGACGGGATTGCAATTTGGGATGTCATGATGGATTATCTCCGGTTATCGGTTGATTTAGTGCATTAGAGTGCATTGGCGTGCATTTGTTAACTTATGGGTGAGATTAATTCCATAAATATGAATTGTCAAACTCATTGAAAGGAAATCTTTCCGTTATGGGTGATTCAAAAGAAAGGGCGCAGGCCGTTCTCTCCAGAATGAGAGAGGCGTATGGCGTGAAAACGAACGTTGAGTTCTCTGAGTTACTGAACATTCCACAGCCCACTATCAGTAACTGGATATCTCGAGGCAATGTTCCATTACGTTACGTAATGAGCTGCTCTCAAGAAACAGGAAGGGAACTTGAATGGCTTTTAGCTGGTGAACTTGCAAATTTAAGTTCTACCCGTGTGAGTGGCGAAACCTTAAGTTCGGATGGTAAGGCTGTCTTTGACAAGGTGTTGAGCTCAGGTGGCAAAGCTGTGCTCCAACGCTTACTTGATGCTTATGGTTTCAGTATGCAAAAAGAATTAGGGGATATGCTCGGATTATCCTCCGGAACGATCAGCACATGGGTAAGACGCGATTATTTCCCCGGCGATGTTGTGGTGGCATGCGCACTTACAACAGGCGTCTCTTTGAAATGGCTTGCTACTGGAGTCGGTCAAAAGTATGAACATCCAGGCGATAAAAATTCCATCGCGAAATCTTCTTCCATTGCTTCATATTTGCTATCGGCGGGTAAACTAAAAGAAAATGGCGAATGGAACATTGACCATACCTTCATTCCAAAAGATGCTCATAAACCCTGCTATATACAAGGGCAAAAATCATCATGGATAGTTGATATATCAAGGAAGGATGTAGGTAATGGGCGGTGGCTTTTAATAATAGATGGTTATCACGACATATATGACACAGCTAGAATACCTAACAATAAACTAGCCGTGAACCTCTATGACTCAGATTCAAATTTTATTTGTAATTCCTCTGATGTAGATTGCATTGGTCAGGTTATTTATACAATCCAAAATAATATTTAATTTATGGGGATATTATGAGATTAGTAGCTTTAGTACCTTTACTGATCGCCTTTAGCTTCTCTGCCCTTGCTAGCCAAGTCCCAGCAAGCATATCGAAGCAGTTTGAATCACTACGAGTTGAGAAAGCAACCATTAGTAATAAGACGCTGAAAGTTGTTTACAAGGATGAAAAGGTGGGCGATTTAATGGCGTTAAGCATTGCTCAATCTGTTTGTTCAGCGTGGTACACCGATAAGAAATCGTTCAACAACAATTTATTCGAGAACATCAAAGTTTATAATCACTGGGAAATGCAAGGGTATCAATTCAATCTTAATGCTAATAAATGCGAGGAATTAGGTAAGCTAGCAGGGGATGAATATGATATTGAAATGCGCAAAATAATGAAGCCTTTATAATTATGGCAATTAAAAAACTACCCTCCGGTGAATGGCTTTGTGATTTCCGTATTGATGGTGCGGAAAGTCGCCGCATCCGTAAGAAATTTGCCACAAAAGGAGAGGCTACTGCTTACGAGCAGCATTATAGAGATGAGGCTCAAAGCAAACCCTGGCTTGGGAGAAAGAGGATCGCAGGCGCTTAAGCGAACTCATTACGCTATGGCATAACCTGCATGGCCAATCACTTGAAGCCAGTAAATCACGCCTGGCGAAACTCCATATTATTTGCCGAGGGCTCGGAGATCCGATTGCTTCGCAGCTGACGGCCAAAGATTTTGCCCACTATCGTGACCAGCGCCTGAAAGGGGAGATCGATAATGGCTACCATGCCGACCCAAAAAGTGGATTGCTAAGCCGATAACAGTTAATCGTGAGCAGCATTATCTCGAAGCCGTCTTCAATGAGTTGAAGCGCCTTGGTGAATGGACACTGCCGAACCCGCTTGAAAGCATCCGGGCGTTTAAGGAAGCAGAGAAAGAAATGTCCTGGCTGACGGAGCCTCAGATACAGGAACTGCTCCGCGCTTGCGATTCATATGGCAAAAGTGATCTGACGCAAATCGTTAAAGTTTGCCTGGCTACTGGCGCGCGCTGGAGTGAAGCTGAGCGTCTAACCCGTTCGCAGCTTTCGCCTTACAAAATCACCTTCACCAAAACCAAAGGGAAAAAGAACCGCACGGTTCCGATCCCGAGATGGCTGTACGACGAACTTTCGCCACTACAGGGTAAACTCTTCCATCCCTGTTATCAGGAGTTTAAAAAGATGCTGGCATTGACCAGCATAGAACTGGCGGAGGGGCAAAAGACTCACGTCCTCCGGCACACATTCGCCAGCCATTTTATGATGAACGGTGGAAACATCCTTGTACTGCAGCGAATCCTTGGGCACGCCAATATCCGCGAAACGATGCGGTATGCCCACTTTGCCCCTGATCATTTAGAAGATGCTGTAACTCTCAATCCTCTGGCTTACCATGAAGCCAGCAATATGGATCAGGCTGTGGACTTTTCTAACGACAAAGTGGAATACCTGGAGGTCCAGTTACCTTCTGTGCCGAGTGTGCTTAATGCTTTGTCTGGCGTTTTTGTTGCACACATCAGGCGCGGCAAAAAGATCAGCGCGGTTCTGCTCAACGACAAAACTAAGCAGGTTGATGATTCTTTTTTCAGCGCCGACAAGCTTTCCGAGAAACTTATGGGTGTCAAACGCATAGAAATCCATGGTTAG